CGCTGGCTTCGCGATCAGAACGGACAATACAGGAACCGGACAGGCTTCGGAATCTTTGAAGGCTAAACAAATAAAAAATAACACAAGGAGGAAGAAATTATGCGGACTAGAGAAGCAACTTATGCAGACTATGGATTTAAAGAGGGGGAGGACAGACAACTGAAACAGTATTGCCTTGATCTGGAATTGCCGGATAAGCTACTGCTGTTACAGTGTGCGCATGAATGTAACCCTATGATTGAGGATGATCTCTTTTACAGTATATCTAAGGGCGTGGCATTTCAGATTCTTGCCAGAAAAGGAATTGACCAGAATTACAAATGCCATTCAGATGTTTACGGATATAAGCGAAAAACACTGGCATTATTCAAGTCTGCACTACAAGCATGTGGAAGATATCCATTTTAGCAACAGAATGGAAAATTAGGTGAAAATATTACAGTACTGCAAGGATATGGGGCTATTATAATACGTGCGAATGGATAACGAAGCATGAGGAAAGCATGAAGAATCAGCATTATGTTGGAAAAAGATTGCATTTCCGCATATATAGCCGAAAAGCAATAACATATTTACTCATGGTTGTTGAGAAATGTTGAGATTTTTTATATGTAGCCCCATAACAGTACAGTTATTTCCGAAATAGAACTTGAAAAAACTTGAAGCATTGGTTTATATAGCTCTGAAAATAATTGCAGAGCGGAAAGGAGCGTTGTTATAGACGATTTAGTATATCTTAAAAATGAACAGGCAGTATGTGATAGTTTACAGGTAGCGGAGAAATTTGGAAAAAGGCATTCAGATGTCATTAGAGCAATAGAGAATTTATTGGCAAATGACTCAACGCAAAATTGCGTTCAGTGCATCAAGCCATCTAAGTATAAAGATGCTTCCGGAAAATATAATAAAAAGTATTTGTTGAATAAAGATGGCTTTGTGTTCCTGGCATTTAGTTTTACTGGAAAAGAAGCGGATGCCTGGAAATGGAAGTATATTGATGCGTTCAACCGGATGGAAAGACTTGTTTATGAAAAGAATACTGCTGTTTATCAGATAGCAGATCAGGAAGAGAGAACCACCAGAAGAGCAGAGACGGATGTTATCAAGGAATTTGTGGAATATGCCAGAGCGCAGGGAAGCACTCACGCAGAGCACTATTACAGCAATTATACCAGACTGGCATATAAGAGTGTAGGAATCACTGACAAGACAACTGCTGCCGGAAGTCAGTTAGATGATCTGTCATTGGTGGAACATCTGATAGCGCATACTTTAAGAACTGGCATGGCAGCAGGACATAATTACAAAGATATTTACCAGGACTGCAAGAATCGATTGGAAGCTATGCGGTATTTACAGTGTACGGCGTGAAATGTTTTATTTGTCCAGAGTACAGGCATAAAATAATGTGAAAATGGATGGAAACAGTGCGAGGGTATATTTGTATAGGGTAAGGTAGAATAAAGAAAAATAGACGATTATTACAAAGCAATGAACAGTGTGGAATGCATAAGGGAAATGCTGAGAAGGATCCCAATAAATTGAATAGGCGAAGCGGCAGCAGATGAGAGTGTGGGCAAATGGAAATTGACAAATTCTGGGGACTGGCATATAATATACTTATCAAGACAGCCAGTAAGGGAAGTCAAGGTTCCCCGTCCTGGCAAATATGTTTAGCTAAGATGTAGCCGCCTATTCTTTACCAGAGAGCAGGGCGGCTATTTCTTATGTGTGTATGTAAGGATAGATACAATTAAGCTGGCTGTTGTCAGGATTATCATAAATATCTCGTAATCGCTCATAAGCATCCCCTCCTGTCAAGGCTCAGGATCAGGGGAACCACAGCCGCTCTACTGGCTGCCTGGATAAATATACTGTATTCAGTTCTAGCTTATCGAAATCCCATGTTTTATTGCTTGATCTTTAAGTTTGAGAAAATTTTTTGTTTGAGCATTTTTCATTCTACTATAAGCGCTAAAAGATTTGGGAGCTAGTTCAGGTAACTCATAAAAAATATGATAGTATTCTTTACGCATCGAATTTTTCTTATGAAATGCCTCCTGCTGTTTTTTGTATTCAGGATTATCTTTTATATGATTGATCAATTGCTGATAGTTTGCATCATGATCAAGTACAGAATATATATATTTCTCAGCCTTGTCGGCTTCGTCAAACATTCCCATTTCCACATGCCACTGTACTATTCGATAAAAATGACTTTCCTCCCAAGACAAAGGATGGGCGAGCATTAATTCGGTGCATTTCCATAAACAGGCAGAACACATTATTTTATCTTTGCGATTATAAAAGTTTCCAGCTTTCATTCTTAAAACATAGTCTAAATTTCCGGTAACGCCATATCCCTCCATTATATTTTGATGTGGCGGGAATTTTGGTACAGGGATGCGCTTTAAATCGTCCAGATTCTCCAGATCATATTTTACCCCATCTGAAACCAGATATCTGGCATCGTACCAGCTTTCTTTATCAGAGGGATATACTTTGTACATCTCTCCATTTTTGAAATAGATGGTTTGAGCATCAGGAACATCATCGGATGATGAATTGAAAACACTTTTAATTTTATTGAAAAGGCTCATGGAATCCTCCTATACAAATAGAATAGTAAAATATCAGGTATTGTTTTATTTTTTTACGATGGAAAGGCGGTAGGTGACATGATGATCTTCAGATGGTGGATTCTGAAAGACTTCCTCATCAATCTCCAGATTTGTCCAGTCATTTGTATGAATTACGCCGTCAATCAATTCTACCCGGATAAAATCAGGCAGATTCATAATATCGTCATAGGTATAAAGACGTTTTGCCATGAGAGCACATCCCTTCATGAATAATAGTAGTTATGCGTTGTCGCGTTCCATCCGCTCATCAACTGCTTTTTTGATATAACCGTTTACGGATTCTCCGGCAGCAGTCGCAGCGGCTTTGATTTCTTCGTATTTTTCCTTTTGGACATCTAAAGGAATACGTTTGAGATTTTTTTTAGCATAATTATACATACTTTCTTTTCTTTTGTCGCTGATAGCCATTAATAACCTCTTTTCTGGGAAAGGGAATAAATAAAAGACATACTTTCCCCATTTTCTTAAATTATAGCATATATTTCAAGATATGTACATATACAAAATAAATGAAAAGATATGTACATAATTAGCAATAATGCCAATTGAAAGATATGTACATATCCGATATAATATAATCAGTTCAAGGGAACAGACAATAGCGAAGAGTGAAAATGAAGTGATTGTAAGATGTACCAAAGACACTAACATAACACCGGGCAAGGGTAAGGGGATAATGAGACGGTCGAGAAACCTTAGATAGCTTTAAGACCTGCCGGGGCTGTTGGGAATTCCGATAAAAGGAGGGATAAGAACATGAAGTACAACTTATCAAAGATCATGTTGAAAGCATGGAAAGTTTACCGCAAGACAAAGAATATCAGCTTTGCAGAAGCACTTCACAGAGCATGGTTATCTGCAAAGGCAGAAGAAATCAATGCAAAGAGAATCGAAGATGCGAAACATGCAGCAGGAATCACAGAGGAAACCAATACCTTTGCTAAGTGGAAAGAGCTTGGTTATAAGGTAAAGCATGGAGCATCAGCATTATTCGGATGTTCTCTTATCTGGGGAAGCAGGGGAGACGGCGCAGAATACAAGGCAAGTTTCTTTGGAAAGTCTCAGGTAGAAACAATTTAATAAAAAGCCCTTACCAGAGCGGCAACTCTGATAAAGGCAAAGTAACCCGACAAACGATCAAAATTGAGGGGCTGTGCGTATTATAACATACTCATTCCCCTCAGACAACAAAAGAAAGGAACGAAAGTATGATATCAGTAATGGACGTTCTTGTAATTTTTTTGAGTGGATTTATATCTGCTAAAGTATGTGATTATGTACACGAATTAGAACGAGAGGAGAATGAAGCATGAGCAAAGAAAAAACATTAAGAATATCAGAAGAAACAGAAGTGATGCAGACTACAGGTGTTCCGGCACAGGAAATAGACGGTGTAGGTGTGGTTATGGCAACAGAGATTATTGCAGATCTTAAAAAGCAGTTGGAGGACGCAAAGGAAGAAGCGAAAGACTGGGAAGAAAATTGGAATGTGTGTCGCAAACAGGCTATAGTATTGTCCAGACAGTCAGATATTATTAGCATGGTGTTAAGAATGGATGATGTAAAACTATTAGATTTAGCTTTTGGATTTGTTAGAGGCTGTTGTAACCAGCAGATTAAAAAGGAACAGGAGGCAGAAAACAATGGAGAAGTGTAATTTAACCCAGATCCCTTGCAGGGAAGCAATCATGGAAGTTGTTCAGAACAACAAGAACAGAAGATCATTACAGCACACCTATGAGTTGGCAGAACTCTTTCAGGTGGCTTGTTCCGGCCATGAAGCATTTATGGAACTGCCAGAGGAAGATCAGGAGCGTTTCTGGCTGATTATAGATGCTTTAATGATGAATGATCTGGAAGACCTTAAGAGAGTGCATAACCTTGCTAATTATCTGATGGTAAAGCGGATTAAAGATAATGTGAAAGTGGCGGAGGCATAACATGGATTATAAAAAAGAAATTGAAAATTTTCTGAATGAAATCCAGAGCGAGAAATTTCTGAAATTTTTGTATAACGTAATTGTCTCATTTAAGAAGCAGTGGGGGTACTAATATGGATTATAAGAAGGAAATTATTGAGATGATAGATAAAATAAATGATGATAGCCTGCTTGAATTCTTCTATAGATTCATTGCCAGAGTATTAAGAAACAGGGGACCGTTGAGATGGACTACAAAAAGAAAATCATAGAGATGTTAGAGAAAGCAGATTACGACCAAACGTATATAATTTTCAGATTTGTGTGTAGCTTTCTGGGAATTAAATAAGACAACCAAGGGCGGCGGACTGCTGCCCTGCCTTAATATAAGAAAGGTATTACTATGGCAAGAAAAGACATTAAAGGTAGAAACCTTCGCGTAGGTGAATACTACGATGAAAAGAATCAGCGATATATGTTCCGTAAGATGGTTGACGGAGAGCGTGTGACAATTACAGCTGCCAGTCTGGCAGATCTCCGTAAGCAGGAGAATGATTTGTTATGTAAGATTGATAAAGGGGCAAGGTTCAACACAAAGAAAGCAAAAGAGACATTAAATCAGTATTTTGATTACTGGTTTGAGACATTTGCCAAGAGCGGGCGTAAGGCAACAACCTGCACCAACTATAAATCCTATTACAATACATATATTAGAAAAACAATAGGCAAGAAGCCAATCTGTAAGATTGAAAAGGTGGACTGCCAGAAAATCGTCAATGGAATGATTAAGGATGGAAAGAAAACTTCTACCATGACGAATTTAAAAAGCTGTTTAAATGCAGTATTTGAATGTGCAGTGGATGAAGATGTGATACTGAAGAATCCGGCCAGAAATCTCCAGATACCTCAGACAGGAGCAAAGAAACGTACAGCAATAGAATCAGATCAGATAAAGCTGTTTATGGATTATGTAAAGACAAGTCCCCAGTATTTTTATGCTTATCCAGAATTTATTTTCTTATTTAATACAGGAGTAAGGATAGGAGAGCTTGCCGGGCTTACATGGGATAACGTAGATTTTAAAAATAATATGCTTACCATTGATAAGACGGTCAACCGTTACCGGAAAAAAGACTTCGGTTTTACTATGGCGTTGGCTTCTCCGAAGAGCAGAACATCAGTCAGAACGATTCCGATGAATAATGAGGTACGAAAAATGCTTCTGAAAGAAAAAATGAGGAATGCAGGTCCTACGATGTCAATTCCTTTTGTAGATGATTCCGGAAACATCAGGAGGCAGGTATCAGACATTGTATTTGCAAATTCTGTTGGGCGTGTCTGGAATGAACCTGGATTCTTAAATCTGATTAACCGAATCATAGAATCATACAACGAAGAAGCAGAGGAAAATGGAAAAGAGAAGCTTGAAAACTTTTGTCCTCACATGGCAAGACATACATATACCACATTGGCATATTCTGCCGGAGCTGATGTTAAGGCTGTCAGTGAGATTCTGGGGCATGCATCAACATCTGTGACAATTGACACTTATGCACATCTGACAGAGGAGAAAAAGCGAAAACAGGAAGAGGTGATAAAGACGATAAAGGTGCTGTAA